CAAAAGGCAACAACCACACTTGGACATAAGGTTCGTATTCTCTAATAGCTCTCAAAAGCTAAACAAAGGATCACGTACTAGCTATGCTCAGTGGTGTGTTAAGAACAACTTTTTGTACTCCGATAAGACCATACCAGAGAGTTGGATTCGAGAAAGCAGTAAAAGTACCACCACAAAAGAGAGGTTAAATGATACAAGAAATTAGTAAAGAAGACGCCAAAGAAAAAGGGTTAAAACGCTTTTTTACTGGTTTGATATGTCAAAACGGACATCTTGAAGAAAGGTTTGTTTCTACCCATCAATGTATGCAGTGTGCCCGAGACAAGAGTAAAACGTATGCCAAGACAGATAAAGCTAGAAGTTCTAGACTTGCTCGAACTTACGGAGTAACTTTGAATGATATGGAGTCTTTCACACACTGTGAAATTTGTAGTGTTGAACTTCTCCGAAAAGGGATGACTGGAAACGCTATGTGTGTGGATCACAGCCACTTAACAGGGGAAGTTAGAGGCATTCTCTGTAACAACTGTAACCGAGGCTTAGGAATGTTTAAGGATAGCCCTGATACACTCTCTAAAGCAGTGTCTTATTTAAAAAACAGGAGTATTTAAAATGGAAGTAGTATTGATTAAAGAGCATGAAGACGGTAGCGCAACTTATAAGTTCGATATGAGCGATGAGGAACGTAACTCTCTTCTCACACTAGGTATCATCACTGCCTTGGAACGAGGCATTAAAGACGCTGAGAAGTACGTAGCTGAAATGGAGAGCTTAGATGAGAACAATTGAAGACGAGATCATTGCAGACATTCTAGATGAGTTTGACTTTGATAAGGTTCACAAGGTCATGGAGTTCCTAGATTGGACATGGTTTAAAGACGACATGCAAAGCCCTGCTGAAGTCCCTACGAAAGGGGATCTACGTAAACAAGCTCGTAGGCTGATGAATAACTGTATTGAGCATGAGGAATGCAGTACAGGCACAAAGGGCTTCCATGTACGTAAATCTACGTATGATGGTGTCCCTTACTACGAGCTTCAGTTTGTAGTCACTTCATGGAACAACTATGAATGACCACTTGTCTCTAGAGATCTATTTCCGTCAAATTAACAAACCAAACACTGTTAACAAGATTAACAACTCAACCACTGTAAAGGAATCAACCATGTTTGATAATGTAAAAGCCTCGATGCAAATGGCCCGTAACAAGTTATCCTCACTATGGGTACAGCAACCTACAACCCTTGTAGATAATACCGATGAACCAGATCACGATGACTTCTGGGCTTTTGAGATGTACACAGGTGAGTGGCATGACTTCAAAGGTGAGAAGCAACCTGCTCGACACACATGGATTCAGGAACCCCATGAAGGTACTTGGATGGGTGTCTTGGATACGATCTTAGATGCTATGAACGCTCACTACGGCTACAACATCAAAGAGCAAGTGTACTACTCAGTAAGATTTCCTATGAACGGGATCTGTGAGTTCACTGACAAGCCTTTTGATGGGCATGGTCGCTGTTTGAATGATGAGATCCTTCAGCAACTGTTGTTAGCTTATCCTGAAGCTTACGACTCTCACGTGCCTGACTTTAAGCTTGACGCCAAGAAGTCAAAATGAGAATCCTAGTCGTGCCTGATACGCAAGTCAAGCCAGATACGCCTACTGAGCACCTTGAATGGGCAGGTAAGGCTATCTGTGACTACCGTCCTGATGTAGTTGTTCACTTGGGGGATCACTGGGACTTCCCTAGTCTCTCAAGCCACGACAAAGCAGGTAGCAAGTACTTTGAAGGTAAGCGCTACCTAGCTGACGTTGCAGCAGGGAACACAGGGATGCTCTCCCTACTGAACCCTCTACACAACCTCCAGAAGGCTCAGAAAGAGGCTAAGCAGAGGGTTTACAAGCCTCGTATGGTGTTCTTGAAGGGTAACCATGAAAACAGGCTCACGAGGGCTGTAAACAACAACCCAATGCTTGAAGGCTTGTTAACCTACGATGACCTTAACTTGAAAGATTGGGAAGTACATGAGTTCCTTCATCCGGTGTTTATCAATGGTGTTGGTTTCTCTCATTACTGGCCTGTTGGTGCTATGGGGCGTCCTGCTGCTTCACCTGCTGCTATTATCAGTAAGCTTCACATGTCTTGTATTGCAGGGCATCAACAAGGTAAGCAAATTGCTTATGGCAAACGCGCTGATGGTCAGCCTATCTGTGCTATTGTTGCTGGCAGTTACTATCTTCATGACGAAGACTACATGGATCAGCTGAGTAACCGTCACTGGAGAGGCTTGCTAATCATGAATGAGGTGGAAGATGGACACTTTGATGAGATGTTCCTATCCATTGAATACTTACAACGAAAGTACTCACATAATGAAACCGACACTAAAAGAGATTGAGGAATATATGGCAGGATACAACATGGGTTCACCTATACTTCCTGATACTATTCCCTCAGCTAATGAGAAGCAAGTAAGTGGAAAGCATTACAAGGATAAAGAAATTCAACCTTGGGACTATATTTACGCAAATAACCTTGGCTATTTTGAAGGAAACTGTGTAAAATACGTGTCCCGCTGGCGTGACAAAGGTGGAGTAGCTGACCTCCATAAAGCTATTCACTACCTTGAGAAGCTAATTGAGCTGGAGGAGGCTAAGCAATCATGAAAGATGATGTAACAGCCTTTTGGGATGCTGCAAGGGCTAAGTGGCCTAATCCTGTCCCTCCTTTAACAGGAATGACTTTGCACGATCAGCTTCAGTTGATGCAAGCAATTAATTCCATTCTTTTTCTAATCTCTAAATACGAGCAAACTAAACAATAATGAACGAAACAACAATGACCCCTTACCAAACTTACATAGCAAAATCCCGCTATTCACGATACTTGGACGATAAAGGTCGTCGTGAACACTGGCCTGAAACAGTGAACCGTTACTTGCAGTTTATGTCTACTCATTTGCACAAGAACCATAACTACATGATCGATGCGACAACCCATGATCGTCTGTATCAAGCTATTGTCAATTTGGATGTGATGCCTTCCATGCGCTCAATCATGACCTCAGGCGAGGCTCTGGAGCGTCAGAACGTAGCTGGTTATAACTGTTCGTACATGCCCATTGATGATGTAAAGTCCTTTGATGAAGCTATGTACATTCTCCTGTGCGGTACAGGTGTAGGTTTCTCTGTGGAGCAAAAGTATGTCAGCAAGTTACCTGAGATTCCTGAGAAGCTTTATGAGTCTAATACTGTGGTTCACGTTAAAGACTCCAAAGAAGGATGGGCTAAGGCACTGCGACAAGTACTTGCCCTCTTGTGGGCTGGTGAAGTACCTAAGTGGGATGTCGCTGCTGTACGTCCGCAAGGAGCACGCCTTAAAACATTCGGTGGTCGTGCAAGTGGCCCTGAGCCATTGGTCGATCTCTTCAAGTATGTCGTACAGAAGTTCAAGGGAGCGCAGGGTCGGAAGTTATTCTCGATTGAGGCACATGACATTCTCTGTAAGATCGGGGAAGTCGTGGTTGTCGGCGGTGTACGTAGATCTGCAATGATCTCTCTGTCTGACTTGGGTGATGATCGCATGGCTAAGGCCAAAGCAGGTAACTGGTGGGATGGTAACGGTCAACGAGCCTTGGCTAACAACTCAGCAGTGTACGATGTCAAGCCTGATGTAGGCCAGTTTATGCGTGAATGGAGCAACATTTATGAGAGTCACTCAGGTGAGCGTGGCATATTTAACCGATATGCTTCGGAGATTCAAGCGTCTAAGAATGGTCGTCGTGTACTCAATAAAGAGTGGGGTACTAACCCTTGTTCTGAGATCATTCTCAGGCCTTACCAGTTTTGCAACCTCAGCTCAGTTATTGTTCGTGCGGGGGATACACTGGAGTCTCTCAAAGAAAAAGTCACTATTGCGACAATCTTGGGAACCTTCCAATCGACCCTAACTAACTTCCCGTACCTCCGTAAGGTGTGGCAGACTAACACTGAGGAAGAGCGCTTGTTGGGTGTCTCCATGACAGGTATTATGGATAATAAATACTTGAATGATGCTTACGATACTTTCCTACCATCACGCCTAGAGGAGCTTAAGAATGTCGCTGTGGATACTAATAAGCATCTCGCTGCTGAACTGGGCATCAATGCTTCTGCTGCGATCACGTGTGTCAAGCCTGAGGGAACTGTTAGTCAGCTCACTGGTACTGCTAGCGGCATTCATCCTCAACACAGTGCTTATTTCATTCGTCGTGTACGCTCTGATGCCAAAGATCCAATCACTGCTTTCCTGAAGGAGTCTGGATTCCCTTGGGAGCCTTGTGTCATGAAGCCTGAGTCAACAACTATCTTTAGCTTCCCAATGAAGACACCGGAGGGCGCTAGACTGCGTGAGGACTTATCAGCTATTGAGCACTTGGACTTGTGGTTGGTATTTCAGCGTCACTGGTGTGAGCATAAGCCTTCAGTGACTATTTCAGTAAATGAGAATGAGTGGCCTAAAGTGGGCGCTTGGACATGGGAGAACTTCGATGAGATCACTGGTGTATCGTACCTTCCCATGGATGGTGGCACTTATCGTCAGGCTCCCTATGAGTCTATTGATGAGGCAACGTATAATGCTCTTCTTGTGGAGATGCCTGATTCGATCGATTGGGAACAAATGAGAGAAAAGACTGATAACGTAGAAGGTGTTCAGACCTTAGCCTGTACAGCTGGCGCTTGTGAAATTTAACTTATAAAAGGAAATAATATGATTCTTGATTTTGCATGGGCCAATGGCCTAGTTGTAGGAATACAACACACTGACTCAGCTGTTATAGAGAGCGGGGAGGATCAGTACCAGTTTTGTCACGCTATCCTTATCTCTCTGGGCTTCTTCGTTATCGCGCTACTAATGCCCGAGGAAGGCGATGATGACGATGGCGGTGAGCCTCTGAAAAAGAAACCAGCCTAGACGTACAAAAGCCCTCTAATGTGCCTTAATAGGTCACTAGAGGGCTTAGTGTATCAAATATGATACGTTATGCTTTGTACTCTGCCTCAGTAAGGATACCAGCTTTGTACTTACCTTCAGGTTTGAAGATAGTAAGCTCTTGTTGTCTCATCTCAGGAGCAAAGGAGATGTGCATCCACCTACCGAACTCATGGATCATCTGATCAAACTTGATACCAGCTTTCTTAACTTCCTGACACAGTTGGTAAGGGGTCATCTTAGAGCTAGAGACATCAATAGCCCAACCATCCATGTGAGAGCTTACCTTAGAGCCTCCAACAGCCACGTTAACAGCTGGTAGACGTAACCATGAGTTGATGTTCAGAGGGCCTGTAACTGCTCGTAGCTGCTCTAGCTTCTGAGCTGCCATTTTCATGTTCTCTAATTGGAGCGTAGATGGGTTGTTATCGATACCCTGACGGATAGCTGTATCGCTATGGGTTGCCTCTTCGAGGGTAAAGTGTTCGCTTAAGTTCATTTCTTCACCTTATCTGCAATCTTTTCCATAGTCCGACCACCGAAGTAGAAGGACATGACCAACATACCCCACTGACCTAGAAGCTCCACGTAGCTACCTCGTGTCTCATGACCGAAGATGGAAGCAATAGCGAAGCCGCTGTAGGCAACCAATAGGAATATCAACGTAGCTGGACGGATGTTCTTAGACAACCAAGAGTCAGAACCCATGTCAGCTTGCAGACGAGATGTCAGGTTGTTCTGCTCTGTCTTGTAGTACTCTAGTTCCATCTCAGCAAGCTTCTGAGCTGCTTGAGGGTCACCAGCGATGGCTTTAGCGACAGCTTCAACGCTATCTGAGACACCGAACTTAGAAGCCAATGCGGACACAGCAGCCCCACCTAGAGGGCCAGCGACCATAGTAGCAACTGTAGGGGCAATACCTTTTAGTAGACTCAGTAATTCATTCATTCTATTAGTTCCTTATTTAGAGCAGGTTTGTATGTGGTCTTTGACAATGATATAGAGATACAATTCGAAGGGTAAGATAATACAAAAGAGGAGGGTAAGCAGTACTAGAAAGCTTATGTAGGTTGTCTCGCTAGAACTATTGCTAGGATTATTGCCCATATTTCCATTACTATTAGAGCTACTACCACGACCCAAGCTATTCGTTGTCTTACTTTGGAAAGGAGATTTGTTTTGCGTTGCCATTCCTCTTTCCTGCTTTTAACTGTTAATAAGTGCGTTATTTCTTGTTTCTCTTTAACTATTCCAAACATTTCAATTACATCGGT